GTCGGCCTCTTCCCTCGCCGACTTGCGCGCCAGTTCATCCTTGTGCTCGGCAATGCGCAACTTCACCAGTGCCACCAGGTCATCATTCGCCTTGAGCACGATCTGAGCGGTGTCGGCGAACAGAAAGGTATAGTCGGCAGCCAAGTCGCGCAGACCGTTCAGGTTCGTGATGATGCGCTGGGCCACGTCGCCCGCCTCGATCTTGCAGCGGGCAAGCTCGGTATCCACTGCGTCGCGCAGGCTTGTCACGGTTTTCTTGCCCTTCATCACGCCGGCAAAATCGGACGCGATCACCGGCATGTATGGTTTGCCGATCATGGCGTTTAATTTCCCGATATGCGCGATCAGCGCGGCCCTGGCTTCATTCTGTATCTCGATGCGGATGTCGTCCTTGCGGGACTTGACGGCCTTCTCCAACGCCAGCCGCTTGCCGCGCAATTCTTCGCGCAGGTCGTCGATCGTTCGGAACAGAGCGTCAATGCTGGCCGTCTGGCTCAACGCATGGCGCTTCACCAAATCCAGTTTGTCCTCGGCGTCCTTGCAGAACTTGGCGGTCTTTTCGGCCGTGGCGAAATCGTCGTCGGTCTTGAGGTCAACATTGATCTTGGCAATGAAAGTGCGCGCGGTATTACTGAACTGGTCAAGGTTCGTCTGCAGCACGCGGCCCTCGATCTGTACGGCCAGCGTCGGAAGTGTGTCGATGTGTTCGGCCACAGCTTCTGGCGCAGTCGGAACATGGACATATTCCGCCAGATCCGCAACAAATTGCTTCCACCCGGCAATGATCGCCGCGCGCCGATCCGGTAAAGACGTGTACCACATACCCACCAGCTTCTCACTTGTCCCGTCTGTCGCGGTGAAAAATACGCGATCTGCGCCAGAAACAAGAAGCTGCTGCTCAAGCTGCGCCCAATAATGCGGCTCGGCGCGATTGCACTCTATGGCGGCAGCGAGGTCTGCGTTCCAAAGTTTTGATTCCCACGCTATCTCTCCCGTCATGCTCAGGCCATCGAAACTGGCTAACAATGGCAGGCTATCGACAACCAGCGAGCCAGTCGTCGGATACAATTCGTCGCCGATATGCGCCTCAACAAGTGGTCGCGCCGCGGCCTCTGCAGCGTGCCCCCTGTCGAATAGCGACTGCTTGGCCGGGTCCACGTCTGGTATGTGGCCGGTCGCCTTCTGGCGCAACAGTTCACTGCGCGTCATGTACTTGGAAAAGCCCATCATGGCCGACGCTTCCGACGCCGTTAAATAATTGGCACGAACGGCCTTCCACTCTTCACTGCCCTGTACTGCGTCAATGATCTTCATGTGTTCTCTCCTTGTTCGCTTGGTCTTGGGTCGCGGTATCCGCACACGCGGCACCGCTGTTGTGGTAACAGGATCGTCGGCGTGCGCCTCGGCTCCTTCTCTCGGCAACCTGGGCAGTCAATTCCGTTCTTCCATCGGTTTTGCCTGTGCGCTTCGCGCATTGCCCTAAAGTCGTCGCCCATGTCGCTCACAGCTGCTGCGCTCCTTTCTTGTCAGCGGCTTTGTCGTAACTCTAAACCCACTCCGCGTCAGCCGGTGCAGCAGGCTTCACGGCAAGGTCTGTGATCTTCTTCGCCTGCGCCTCGGTGAGCGTATATTTGCTCCGGATGGTTTTCAGAATGTCGTCCGGTGTTTTCGTGCCGTCCTGGACGAGTTTGGTGTAGGCCGGCAGCATCGCCGTCAGCTTGTCGTCCGGATATGGTTGCGGGACGGGGCGCGCGGGCTCGGCCGCTACTTCCTCACTGCGCAACTCTTCCGGTAAGTCCTCAATATCCTGAGTGAATATGTCGGACGCCGCCGTTACGTTCAGCGTCATAGCCACCTGCGCGCGCTTGCAGGCCATCTTGAGGATCGTGTTGGCCTGATCGGCCGGCTCGGTGCGGACCTGCTTGGTCTTTTCGACCTTGCCCTGATACTTGCCGAACTTGATGCGCCGTCGGTTCTCAGGCGTCGCCTCGAACTCTTCCTCGCAGATCGCGCGCCGCCACTTGTACTTTTCCTCACCGCTTGAGCACTCGCCCATGCCGTCGCCCAGCACAATGCCGGTGGTCTGATGCGTACCAACGGCGGTGACGCGATAGCGCACATGGTCGTCGGTTGATAAGTCCTCGACGCGGTAACTCACGGCAATGCGGAATGTGGCGGCCAGCACTTCGGCCCCCGGCTTGTACAGGCTCGGCTTTTTGCTACCGGGAATAATCCCGTAATGCGTTTCTTTCTTCATCACGGCCTGCATGACTTCCTGCACCAGATTTACCTGGGCGCGCATGTCAACGGCCGTTAAAGCGCGCGGCTCATGGATAACTGCTAGATTCCCGTTCATCGGTTTATTCTCCTGTTTGTTGAATTGCCCGGTCATTGTCCGACTACAGGTAGCCAAAGTCAACAAGCAGTAGAATATAAATCAGACATCGCCGGACTGAGCGTCCGGCGAAAAATGGTTACTTCTTGGAATGAACGCGGAGCTTCGGCTTCTGGGCGTCGTTGGCCGTAATGGCGTCAAGCATGGACTTGAGCATGGACCGATCGCGGCCGCGCAGGGCGGATATTTTCTTGGCGAACTCTATGGTTTCCGGGTCCACATCACCGGGCACGTCATTTTGACCTGCCCACTTCGGCCCCTCTCCATACTGGAGCCAGGCGGCGCGCACCCCGAGCCAGGCGGATAATTTCCTTATTTTCGTCGGCCCAGGCATGGCGGTCCCGCCGCAATAGCGCCTTGCCATCTCAAACGTCACATCAAGCAAGCGCGACACGACGCTGACATCTACGCCGCTGCGAGCCGCCCTTTCAGACGTAAGCCCCTTGTCTAACATCAACCCTGTAAGTCGTGCTGCAAACTGTTTTTTTTCGTCATTCGGTTCTCGTTTCACATCTATATGCCTCCTGTAACTTGAAATAAGTACCAGTCCTCCGTGACTGGCCGCTGCTTTTGCCGCTGTTTTCTGATCCAACACACTACCCCCCCCATAATCTTATGTTCCGCTGATTACCTCCCTCTGTTCTACGCCCCAACCATCATGGTCGAGAGCCTAACTTTTAACGGGCCGGTAATTATCATCTACAGAAAATAGAACTGCAACGTCAAAAGACAAACGGTAGTTTGGCCACGAATTATCTACCGGTTGTTGCATTGTTATTCTATCCGCTATAGCATTACCGCTATTGGCGGTAGAATGACCGCCCACCAACCACAAGGCCGAGGAATATATGGCGACAAAGAAGATGGAACAGGCATGGAAAATCGGCGCCAAGAAGGCGCTGGACGCGGCTGGCGGCCCGTACCGGGTAGCCAAGCTGCTCGACCTCACACCATGGGCGGTCTATAAGTGGCTGTCCCGCGTCCCGCACGATCGCGTCCTGACACTCGAAAAGATGAGCGGCGGCAAGGTTCGCCGCGAACAAATGCGGCCGGACCTGTACCCGCCGGAAGATGCGAAGAGCGTGGCGTAGAGGCTCATTCACATGAGCATGACGTTCACGAAGCTGTTTTCTTCGATAACAGAAAGCACGGTCTGGTGTGAGCCAGCCAGCACCAGGCTGGTGTGGATCACAATGCTGGCCATGAGCGACCGCAAGGGCCGCGTCTGGGCCAGCATACCGGGCCTCGCTAACCGCGCCAGGGTGTCCCTTGAGGACACTGAGGTTGCCCTGAACACCCTTTCCTCACCAGATAAGTACAGCCGCACACCGGACCACGAGGGGCGCCGTATCGAACCTATTGATGGCGGATGGGTGCTCCTGAATCACGAGAAATACAGATCCATCCGTGACGAAGAAACGACCCGCGAAGTCGCCAGAAACCACATGCGCAAAGTTAGAACGAGAGATTCAAACGCAACCGAAAAAGCAAAACGCGCAAAGCTTATTGTTAAGCTTGCTGAACGAGATGGATCTAAATGCGGTATTTGCTCAGATTCAATTAATCTTTTAGACGTTCATATTGACCACATAATTCCACTTTCTTGTGGAGGTGAAACACACGAAACCAACCTACAACTTGCCCACCCAAGATGTAACCACATTAAAAACAAAGGGCAGGATGGGAATCCACTGCGACACCCATCTCTTCCAGATGTTCGCATAACAGACGAACAGTTGAGCGCCGTTATACGCGGTTCGCACAATGCAGATGCAGATGCAGATACAGTTAATAAGATATTGGACGCTTCGCGTCCCGCTCCCGCCAAAAGGTTCATCAAACCAACACTGGCAGAAGTAGACGCCTACTGCCTCGAACGCAAGAACGACGTACACCCACCGAAGTTCATTGACCACTACGAAAGCAACGGCTGGAAGGTCGGACGCAACCCAATGCGCGACTGGAAGGCCGCTGTGCGCACATGGGAACAAACAGGAGATCGCCATGCAACACGTCAGCCAGTTGATAATTCCGCCGTCGGAAAAGTCAGAGCAGCAAACGAACGCGCACGACAGCGTGAAGCAGCTGACCGACAACCAGATGCGCCAGGTGTGGGAGCGAATGGCTCACATGTACGGCCACCGCTGGACCAGTAACTACGGCGTCGAGGACGACGGAACGTGGCGCAAGGGTCTGGCCGGACTATCACCGGAACAGATCGGTGCCGGGCTCGTGAAGTGCCTTGTGCGCAAACCAGCATCAGGAGAAGAGGACTGGCCGCCGACGCTCAACGAGTTTCGCGCCATGTGCCTACCAGAGCGCGTACCGGCGATTCATCGCGATTACGTTTCCCTTCCGAAGCCGCCACAGGACAAGGACGTGGTTGATAAAAGCCTCAGCGCCATGCGTGGGGCGCTGCGGTGAACATCACCACCGAATCACATCCCATCACCGCTACCTGGCCGGCCAGCGACGGCCTATGCCGATGCCAAGACTGCGCCCACCAAACCAACGCCGATAAAGGCGGACGCACGCGCTCAGTCTGCACGGCAGAGAGAGATCGGCCGGCACTGGTTCTCGATAAATGGCGGCGCTGCCAGAAGTACGTTGCGAGGGTAAAAAAATGAAAACATCAGAATGCCGAAGCTGTGGTGCGGAGATTGTCTGGATCAAGACGGAACTGGGGAAATGGATGCCGGTAGATGCTGACACCATAACCGAAGGCGACGAGGTTTTCGATCCGGGTGAACACGTTTCACATTTCTCTACTTGCCCAGATGCGGGCGCGCACCGGAGGCCGAGATGAGCGCACAGCTCGACCTGGCCCTAGCAGAACGAGACCGCGGCATCGCTCGCGTCAAGTCCAAGAACACCGACTTTGTGGAGACGATGAAGTCGGTGGCTCGC